ACTGTGGAGAACACACTGTATGAAGACGGAGAACAAGCAAATACCTTTAAGGCGTTTGATTCAACTCAAGAGGAGGAGACTTACTCTATGGTCACTGCAAACCGCTTCTGGTCGCAGATCTTCGGTATTGCGTTTTCTAACAAGCGGTGGCTGCATTTCTTTATGCTGTTTGTGCCTGTTATGGGTCTTTGGGTCTCCTCTATTGGCATTATTGGGCTTGCTCTTAATCTTCGTGCTTACGATTTCGTGAGTCAGGAGATCAGAGCAGCAGAAGATCCTGAGTTTGAGACCTTCTACACCAAGAACATCCTTCTTAACGAAGGACTCCGTGCATGGTTGGCACCTGCTGATCAACCACATGAGAACTTTATCTTCCCTGAGGAAGTTCTACCTAGAGGCAACGCTCTTTAATAAGAACTCTTGTTATTAAAACTTAGACCCATAATCTTTAATAAGACATGATCAAATCACTCTTCAGTATTATGTTTGCTGCTCTAATGTGGGTTCAAGTCCCACAGTGGAGTGACGATTGGTCTAAGTGTGCAGTAGATGTACCAGACACAGCATGTCATTGGTACATCACAGCACCCGATAGCACCATGGGTGAAGGCTTCAGTTGGGCGAATGCCCCCTGGTTCAGTGCTGAAGGTCTCCTTGATATTGGAGAACTTCATGATACAATGATGTCATTACAAACTAACTCTTAAATTATTATGTCTTGCAATCTTCGCCAAAAAATGTTGGATGCTTTAGTTGCTGATGCTATAGGTAATATTGCCAAAGCAAAAGCAAATATAGAAGTATACCTACACAATCCTGTAGGTATTGGTGAGCACCCTGATGTGCTTGCTGCTATTCAGGAACAACTAGATATCATTGCTCATGAAGATGAGCGTATTGAAGTTATTAATAATCATTTTAGTGATCATGAGTAGAGGATGCTGTGGTGCTGGGTGTCGCGACTGCCCATTCAGACCACCTCCTAAATCGACCACCACTCCTTGACCGGGGTGGTTTTTTATTGTATAATGACTGCATGACAAACAAACCTAGATGAAGTTTAAAGCATTAGTATTCATCCGTCTGAGATCACAGGTTGATGACTCACCAGGTAACGCCGTTAGAGATGCCTGTAAGAGATTGTCTGACTTAGACATCAAGAAACTTAGACTTGGTAAGGTAGTTGATGTTTGGTTGGAAGCAGAGAGCAGAGAGTATGCTGAGAAGGAACTTGAAATGCTATCTGATAGATTCCTTGCTAACACAGTCATGGAAGACTGGGACTATGAATTGACTGAGATTGACACTTTCCCACCAGGTATTGAATAATGGATAATTTTAACACACCAGGATCTAATAAATCTTGGATGGACGATGGGTTTAAAAAGTATGCTGCTGAATGGCAACTTAATAATATTGAGAAATTATTGAATGCTGATGTAAAACGCTGTCGTGTATACAAAAGCGACAATAGAGACGAAGTATTCAATCAAATAACTATTACATACAAACAGGAGGATTGATGAAAGTAATTCTAGAAGGCAAGGTCAAAACTGTGTATGCTGGTGATGATGCTGATCGTGTCATCATTGAGTACCATGATAAGGTGACTGCTGGTAACGGTGAGATGGTTGATCATCCACTGGGTAAAGGATCCCTCTGCTGTAGTATTTCATCTCTAATCTTTGAGAAACTTTCCAAAGAAAATATTCCAACACATTATATTAATATGGTTGGTGCTAACAAGATGATCTGTAAGAAGGTAGATATCGTTCCTTTAGAAGTTATCTGCAGGAATCGTGCTGCTGGATCTATTGTTCGTGAGACAACTCTTAAAGAAGGTTACTCACTGCCACATCCTATTGTTGAGTTCTTCTTGAAGGATGATAACAAGCATGATCCGCTGTTGACAAGAGATCGTGTGCGTCTGATGGGTTACAATCCAGAACCATTTGAGGAGATGACTCTACGCATCAATGATTATCTCCGTCAGATGTTTTACATCCTAGGTATTGATCTTGTGGATTTTAAGATCGAGTTTGGCTACACTGCACATGGTGAGTTACTACTTGCTGATGAGATCAGTCCTGATAGCATGAGACTGTGGAAGATTGGTAGTGATGAGAGATTTGATAAGGATTTATTCAGGAAGGATGAAGGTGATATTGTTCCTGCCTATCGTGAGATTCTAGATAGACTGCAACCCCTGGCAATCCAGTAAATGAAGCAACTGTTTGTAGTATCTGTTGGTGACAACTCATGTGTTACCCATGATGGATATATTCAGATCGGTATCTTCAATCATTCTCTAGAGAAGCATCTAGAGTTAAATCCTTTGATTGATTGGCAGGTAACATACTGGATGCCAGATCCATTTTGTATTAGATATAAGAGGATTAACTTCCAACATACTATGAGGGTGAATGAGGGTTCGCCTAGAACTGACAATGCACTTGATAGTCGCCCTAGAGACTTCCCTGACCAAGCAACTGAAAGACTTGAGAGAACATTATGAAACACCAACTTAAAATTTACTGTCAAACTGAAGACGACCAAACAAATATTGTTGATTTTATTTTCTCTCAATATGATGATGTGAAAGTATGTACTTGGGATCCTGATCCTGTGGAAACAGGAACATGGGGAATGTTTGTTGATGAGTTTCCACCAGAATTAGTTGGTAAGTTGGAGAATTATCTTGAGGGTGAAGATTCTTGGGAACTTGATGAAGAAGTTGAAATTGCATTAGAATGAAAAAATCATCACTCCTTGATCAAAATATTATAGTCGCAGGTATAATTCTCCTGGTATCACCTTTGATACTTATGTTGATATGGAATGCTGCCATACCAGGTATTTTTGGATTACCAACTTTGGGATACTGGTCTGCAATGGGATTGTATCTAGTTTGTAGTTTATTATTTAAATCATGAAACACGAAATCCCTGATGAGATTAGAAAGAATGCCTTCACCTGCTTCACTAGTTTGAATCAGGCAGAGAGAGCAGTAGTTATGTTAGGTGATGAAGCATACCGCGAGTCACTAGACCTTGAGAATGATGATGCTCCCTGTTGGGTTATGAATTCTGGTGAGACACATGGGTTCGTAGGTTGGAACCCTATATGTGTCCCTACCATGGACTACATTGTATGGAAACTAAAGAACCGTGAAGGTATTATCAATGGAGAAATTTACTAATGGACTATAAGACTTCTGGTGTTGACATCATTAAGGGTCGTTCCTTTGTAGAATATATCAAAGCATTGGCACCTAACATTGGTGGTTTCAGTGGAATGATGGAGATCCCATCAGGATATGAGAAACCCGTCTTGGTATCTGGTGCCGATGGTGTAGGAACTAAAATTAACATCTGTAGAATTGCTAATGATTACACTACTATTGGCCAGGACCTTGTTGCTATGTGCGTTAATGACATTATATGTTCTGGCGCTAAACCATTATATTTTCTAGATTATATCTCCACCAAATCACTTGATGCTAATGTCAGTGACATTGTGTATGGTATCAATGTTGGATGCACCATGGCTGGTATGGAACTCCTGGGTGGAGAAACTGCAGAGCATTTTAGAGCAACTGATTATGACCTTGCTGGTTTCTGTACTGGTGTTGTAGAGAAGAATCAGATTGTTGATGGCAGCACCATGTTTCCTGGTGATGTAGTCATTGGTATTGAGAGTAGTGGTCTTCATAGTAATGGATACACTCTTGTCAATGATATGTTGTGGAGAAATTACATCTTCTATAAAGAGATGCCTGAGTTGCTTAGACCTACCACCATCTATGCCCGTCTCATTCAGCACTTGTTAGATGAAGTTCCTATCCTAGGCATGGCACACATCACAGGTGGTGGTATCCCCGAGAACCTTCCTAGGTGTCTTCCAAAGGGTATGACTGTTGATGTTGACTATGACGCTTGGGAGAGACCTGAATTGTTTAACAAGATCCAGGAAGCAGGAGACATTGCCGAGGAAGAGATGCGTAATGTATTCAATCTAGGTATTGGATTCTGTTTAGTTGTGCCACCAGACGCAGTAGAGATGACACAAACTCTCATTGCTGATACACCGTTTGGTATGAAATCGTGGGTCATTGGACAAGTGAAATAAATATGCTATAATTAGTTGGGAATAATCAAACATTCTCTTATGGGAAATGAATACTACTCAGTATATACCCCTCTTGGTCAGAAGTATGCTGACTGTGGACGGGAAAGCGATGCAATAAACTTATGCTCCATGGTCCCTGGTAGAACATATAGAAAAAATAAATTTATTACTGATCAAGTTATTGATATCACGGCTACTACAGACAAAGAGTTACCTGGACAACAGGGACTTCCTCCCGCAAAGATTGTAGTCAAGGGTCAAGAACTTGAAACTCAACAGTCTTTACCTCAATCAGATCATCAACCAATTCACTTTAGAGTTTAATTATGAAAAAAATTATCATGGCCTTGATGGCAGCATGTCTGACTATCCCTGCTGCAATTGCAGAACCTCTAAAAGATGATGAGTATTACTCTATGCATTCTATGGGGTGTATGCTACTCGGTGAATGTACCGAAGGTGTGGCGAAAATTACCTCCTTGTTAGATGTTTCATCTGAATATCCCAACCCAGAAAGGTTTACTGGAGTGACAGGTGAGTTCAATAATATGATTCACTCATTGAATCAGATTGGTGTGAATGTATATCTTGCTGACGAGAAGTATTTCCCAGTAGGACATCGTGGCGTCTATCATACTGTAAGTAATAACTTCTTTTTGAACAAAGCATTTATGTCACGCCCTGGTGTATTGATGAGTGTCATGCGTCATGAAGGGTGGCATGCTGCACAAGATTGTATGGCAGGCACGATTGATAATAGTATGATTGCTATTATTATGCCTGAAGATGATGTGCCAATGTTGTGGCAAGAGATGGTCAAGCGGACATATGCGCTGCAACCATCTGCAATTCCGTGGGAGAAAGAAGCAATGTGGGCAGGCAAGACTGAAAATATGACTATGAATGCTCTTGCAGCATGTGCTGGTGGTAATATGTGGGAAGTATATGAACCAACTCCCATGACAAGAGAATGGCTTGAGAGGAATAACTACATTGACTGAAGAAGCTTATTCTATCTTGCCATATGTTTTGGCTAAATCTGAAGATAATAATTTTGATGATATTCAAGATGACTTTGTAGATTGGATAGAAAATTATTCTAAAGTATACCAACCAAACTGGAGGAGTAATGTAAATGGGTATCAAAGTCCAGATGATTTTTATCTGGATAAATCTTTTACTCCTTTTTTAAATTACATGAGCGAGAGGATTATAAAGTTAATTGCAGTATATAAGCAGCACGAGAATGTTGATATTAAATTTGATCCTCGTCTCTCAAACATGTGGTTTAATATAAATTGTATTGGGTCATATAATGTTAGACATACTCACCCCGGTTCATCTATAGCAGGAGTTCTTTATGTTGATGTTCCAGATGATTCTGGCGACCTTACTTTTCATCATCTAGATGACCATAACTTATCTTTAACCCAGGATACTACTTTTAGTATTGATCCCCATGACGGACTAATGATATTATTTCCTGCATCATTATCCCACAATGTAGCACCAAATTATACAAAAGAAACTCGTATATCTATTGCATTCAATCTCTATGAATACTACGCCGACAATTATTGATAACTTTTTAGATCAAGATTACTTTGATCATCTAAAAAAATGTGTGTTCAGTACTCAATTTCCCTGGGTTTTTTGTCAAGAGGTGGCTAACTTGGGAGAAATGAACGATGAGCATTTCTTTTTTACTCACAGATTATTTGATAGATTTGAACCATTGAGTTCATTCATGAAAGAACTTGACCATCTTATCGTTCATGATTTAGAAGTTAAGTCTCTTATCCGTGCAAGGATTAATTTGTATCCTAATACTGGTAAACTATTAGAACATGACTATCATCAGGATTTTAAATACCCACATAAAACAGCTGTTTTATATTTTAATACCTGCGATGGATATACTGGATTTCGTGATAGTAAAGTGGAGAGTGTGGAAAATAGAGTTGTTCTTTTTGATGGATCAAATGAACATTATAGTACTACATGTACCGATCAAAAAGTTAGAGTTGTATTATCGGTAAGTTACTTCTGATAAATACTATGAGTCACACATCTATTTTGAAGTAATGCCTACACGCATTAAACCAAAAAGAAGTACCACGCAAGGTCAAATTCCTGGTCTAGTTGACCTCGAAGATGGCGAGATGGCTATTAATATAGTTGACCAGAAAATCTACATCCGATCAGGAAACAATGTAGAAACTGTTGCTCAAGCAGCAACTGGTGCTACTCCTGTTTATACCGATCTTACTGGTCCGATCACAACACAGTTAGTTGTGAATAAAAGGTATCTTGCCAACACAACTGCTGGTGCTATCAATGCAACAATGCCCGTGGTCAACCTGTCTATTGGTGACAGTATTGAGATCGCTGATGGCGCACAAAATTGGAATATAAATAATGTTATATTGAGCTCATCTTTGCATCAATTTAAAGATGCGATTGGAAATATTGATGATGGTCCCGTGAACTTAGATGTTTCGGGAGTGACTGTTATGTTTTTATGGACTGGTAGTTATTGGAGAATCATTAGCTAATGGCTTTAACTTTAAGTAATGCTCATTTCCAACCTAAGGATTCGACCGGTTACTATGTCTATGCTCTAAGGAGAGATGCTGATGATATGCTTTACTTTAGTAAGGTAAGCACTGCATCTACAACTGAAACACTTGATCCCCATCGTTTAGATGGTACGCAGGTTGAAGAATTCGGTGACTACAACGATTATGTTGAAGAAACCACTGAACAAAAGGCACTTGCCAATAACCCGCAAGATAAATATCAACAGATACGCTTTGATAGGCGAAACCTTTTTTATTACTTAGACACTGACGGATACATCGTCCTTCAGGTCAATGGAACCCACTCATACTCTGAACCTGTTTAACGAGAATCTACAATGGCAGAATTTAGACTAGGTAGACTGAAATTTAACTGGCGTGGTGCCTGGACAGCTTCTACCGCATTCATTATTGATGACATCGTTAGATACGGTGCCAGCTCTTATGTTTGTACTACCAACCACACATCGGACGCAGGTGCTACTGGCTTCCCCAACGACAGTGCCAACTGGGACCTCCACACAGAGGGTCAGAACTTTGCTGGCGAGTGGACAGTTGGTACTGGATATGTTGTAAACGATATCGTCAAGGAAGGCGGTAATCAATATATCTGTACGGCACAACATGTATCAGTTGGTGTACAAAGCAACTGGTACAGTTCCGACTTCCCACAATATTGGGATCTCTATGCTGAGGGACTGAACTTCCGAGGTGCTTTCACAACCGCTACTTATTATGGCATCAATGATGTTGTTAAGTATGGTGGACAAGAATATCGTACAACTGTTCCCTTCCAAGTCGCTAGCGACTTTACAATGCAGGGGGTTTCTACTAGTTTCCATGATCCTACTGGAGTAGGTTCGGACGGTTTCTATCCTCCAGCATCTAATTTTACAGACTTTAACAAAGCCTTCACTAATGAAGGTCTCTACGATGCAAATACCCGCTATGAAAGGGGGGATATTGTAGAGTATATCGGTGCATCTTATGTTGCTATCGGTACTAACCCTAAAGGTTCTCAACCTAACGAAAATGCTGCTGACTGGTCAGTTCTTGTTGGTGGTATTGGTACTGGAGCAGGTTCTACCTACGATCCTGGTCAAATCTATGCTCGTGGTGAGATTGTAACCCTTGGTGGTAACACTTATATTGCTGACCAAGTTAAGATTGTTGCAGACAACCGACCTGTCGGTACTGCTATTACTACCATTGATACTGGTACTAATGGTTGGTCTCTGTTGACCAGAGGATTTAACTGGAGAAGTACCTGGAGTGGTTCTGGTGTATACGAGATCGGTGATGTTGCTGAGTTCTCATCTTCTGCTTACATCTCAGTAGCTTCATCGAACATTAATGTCCAACCTGGTACTGCTGTTACCATGTGGGCAGCGTTTGCTATCGGTGATAGCGCAGCACTGCTGACAACCAAAGGTGACTTGCTCACCAGAGATGGTACTGGCCCTACGAGACAGGGTATTGGTACGCAAGGTACATATCTAAGAGTCTCTTCTAGCGATGAGATTGAGTGGCAGTATCCTGGTCTTCGCACCAAGGTATACTATGTTGACGCTCAACAGGGTAATAACGATAATACAGGTCTTACCCCAGATAATGCTTGGGCCAATATTGCTTATGCTTCTACTGCTGGTCAGATTAGAAGAGATGTTACCAACTTCGTTTATGATGAGTCTAGCGGTATTGCAACAATTACTGCTGCCGCTCATGGTTTGTTCCCTCAGGGTCAGGTTAAACTTCAGGGTATTGGATTCACTTGTGCCGTAGCTCATGCTGGTGTCACAACTACTATCTTCCCCGATGGTACACAAGGATTCTTCTTCAAAGTTGACTCTGTAGTTGACTCCAACACATTCTCTACCAATGTTGGTATCTCTACAATTGCTCATACTTATGTGAGTGGTGGTGAGGTTACTGATGTATCTCCTATCATTCTTAAGTTGTCTGCTGGTGTATTCAGTGAGCAACTTCCTATTACTCTACCTAAGAACTTCTCCATTGCTGGTGATGTTCTGAGAGGTACGACTGTTCAACCAGCTTCTGGTGTTTCTACTGACGGTCTTGTTCCTAATAGTCGTCAGACGATGTTCTTCGTCTCTGACTCTACTACGGTTCAGGCGATCACGATGAAGGGTCTGCAAGGATTTGATTATGATACTAATGATCCTTTCAATACTGATAAGTGGCAGAATAAAGTTGGTGTAGGTACTACAACTTGCGGTGTTTACTTCAGACTTAATCCTGATACTCCTATTCTTGAGCGTTCACCTTACATTAAAGATTGTACCGCATTCTCTAATGTATGTACTGATGGTACTGGTCATGGTGGTGCTATCGGTATCTTTATTGAGGGTGGTGTACACGAGGGTAAACCTGAGGGTAGAGGTGGTAAGTCGATGGTCTTCGACGCCTTTACTAACATTCACTCCGGTGGTGTAGGTTTCTGGCTTGAAGATGATGCTCTTGCTGAAATTGTTTCTTCCTTCACTTACTACTGTGCTTTCGGTTATGTTTCTGATGACGGATCTGAGATCAGATCTCTCTCAGGTAACAACTCCTACGGTACATACGGTGCATTGGCTGTTGGATTCTCCACACTAGAAGTTGCTCGTTCTGGTCGCCTCTTCGGTGACAAGATGTCTACCCAAGTTGGTACTGCTGCTGGTACTATCTCTGTTGGTGCTACGATGCGTGGTACTGTATCAGGAGCTCGCGCTGTAGTTACAAACAATCAGATCTCCGGTGATCAACTGTACTTTAAGTACAATAGTGGATTTGGTAACGCTGATGGTGCTAACGGTGCTGTTGGTGTTGGTACTACTGTCTTCACACCTGGTGAATTCATTGAGTTTGATAGCGTTGGTGCTGCTGCTACAGGATATGTTAAGATTGCATCTGCATCTAACGCTGTTGGTGGACAGAAGGATGGACTATTTGAGGTAGTCGGACTAAGCACAGCACCACTTGTTGGTGATGCGATTGGATTCACTACAGTTGGAATGGGATTCTCCGATTCAATTAGTTACATTATCAGAACAGTTTCTGCATATGACTTTGCATCTGGTCGTGCAACGATTAACATTGCACCAGTTAAAGGAGCTTCTCCTTCTTCCTTCGATGATCAAGAGTTCTTGATGAGATCTAAGTTCTCCAAGGTTCGTCTCACGGGTCATGACTTCCTGCTGATTGGTACAGGCAACACTTCACAAACTAATTATCCAAATGTTGATGAGAACACAGCTTCTCAGGGTAACGAGACAACTGTACTGAATACTGGTAAGATCTTCTTCGTCTCTACTGACCAAGGTGGTAACTTCAGAGTTGGTGAATACTTCTCTGTTAACCAGTTGACTGGTGCTGCTACCCTGGATGCTTCCGCATTCAACCTATCAGGTCTTTCTGAACTGAGACTGGGTGCCATTGGCGGTCAGATTGGTGAAGCAGTTAACGAATTCTCTTCTGATGAATTCCTATCTGGCGACTCTAACCAAGCATGTCCTACTGAGAAAGCAGTTCGTGGCTTCCTCACTCGCGGTAAGATGGATACCACTTCTGGTATTATTGTTCCACCTCGTGGTACTCAGGCAACTAGACCTACTGGTATTGATCTGATCGAAGGTGGTCTCCGCTACGATACCGACGCTGATGGATTTGAATTCTATAACGGTTCTGGTTGGTTACCTCTAGGTGCCTACGCTAATGTAGATGTCAGTGGTAATGGAACCACATTAGCAAACAGACAGCAAGCCTGGTGTAATACTAGTGGCGGTGCATTCACTGTTACTCTTCCTGCATCTCCTGTTAAGGGTGATTCTATTAGAATCTTCGATGTTGCCAAGACATTTGACTCTAATAACCTTACGATTGGTAGAAATAGTCAACCAATCATGGGTGACTCTTCTGACTTGGTTGTATCTACTGAAGGTGCGGCATTTGAATTGGTCTACTATGATGGATCACAAGGATGGAGAATCATCACTATCTGATTCGTACTTCAGGGGAGAGCAATCTCCCTTCTTTTTATTATGATTTCATAAATACTATTACGAATTTCACCATTAAGAATATAAACAATGGCTGACTATCAAACCTATAAAAAAATCGATGCCTCTGATGCAATTATCGATGGAACCGTTGGACCCGGTAAAGTAACAGGTGTATCTACAGGTAATGTTTGTAGAAGCTTTTATTTTAACTGTTGCCATAATACCCCATGTAATGGTGGTTGCTGCCATCTCTGGACTGTACCAGAAAAAGTAACCACGATTCAATTTGAAATTGTATCTGGTGGTGGATCAGGTTCAGGTGGTCGCTGCTGTGGCAATGGACCTGGTATGGGCGGCGGTGGTGGCGGTTACGCTACTAAAATGCAATACGCTAACTGCGGTCACTTCACTGCAGGATCTACTCAGTTTACCATTTGCTCTGGTTCCACTAGCAGATGTTCCTGCTGTGGTTGTTGCCACGGTAGAACCGGTTGTGGATTCTATGGATGTCCTTCTTTCGTCTTAGGTGGTGGATTAGGAACCTTCTGTATGCAAGGTGGATCTTATGCAACGCAAAGATGTACTAATAGTTGCTATACTTGTCTGAAAGTAGCACAAAGAACTAACTGTTTCAATGCATGTTCCGCTGCTTGGCCTGATGGACAATCTAAGCCTGATTCAGCAAACCCAGAAAACGAATTCTATATTTGTGGTTTGTCTGGTGGTGAACTGAAGCATGTGGACTGTCACTCAGGAGCATGGGCAGTCGCATCTTCTCCAGTTGGTCCTTGGCAGACCCAAAGAAACTTCGGTACAAACCGTTGTGCTTATGGTAATACTAGAGGATGTTGTTCTGCACCTTCGCTGTTCCCTGGTGGTGGTGGATTCTCTGGTTCTACTCAAGGCAGTCAATGCTGGGGTGATTGGGGCGGTGGTGGCCTCGTAGTTGTTACAACTTGGTCCTGATAAATACTTATAACGGAGTACATTTTTAGCAATGGCGCAAATTACTAAAACAATTGTTTATCCTGTACCCACTGAATGGTATGGAGATACTCAGGACACAAATAGAAGTGGTATCTGTACATATACTGGACCAGATAAGATTACTTTCTGGTATACAAATACTGGAACAGATGCTGATCCTAATTGGGAAGTAGAGCATTCTTTCCCATCTGATCCTGGTGAAGACAGAGATCCTCCAGTTGGGACAAGAGTTGTCGAGCTTAATGCTGATACTCATCCTATGAATGCAGTTGCAATGTTTGGAGGCATTCTTCCTCCAGAACTGATTGAAACTCCTGCTGGTCCTGACTCAGAACCTAACCCAATTCTTCCTAACTATCTTTACTTCAATGAAGTATATGATATGTGCTCGTTTGGTTATAATTTTGAGACTAGTCTTTGGAATACAGGTAGATTCTCTGGTCCCCATACAGAATTTGAGTTTGGAGATGAAACTGATAGTCAGTCCTTTGGGTGGGAAGAAGTAAGAAAAACAAGAGATATGCTACTTTCACAATCTGATAATAAAATTCCTGCAGATGCTCCAGCAGGTTATGTTAGTGAATGGACAGCGTATCGTCAAAAGTTGAGGGAGCTGCCCGATACTTGGAGTAGTGTTGGTAACAATACTTATCTGATCGTATGGCCTAGAGAGCCTGGTGATGTTGATGGATTTACAGGAGAGTCTCCTGAGACTGGACTGAACTCAACTGATATTACTACTGAAGAATAATAATTGATCCTGAAACGAAATTGACTTTTTAATTCCATAATTTCGGGGAAATTTTCCCCGGAATTTTTTTTGATTTTTAGGATTTTATAAAATGTTTGAACTAAATGAAAATCTTGATGTTAGTATTAAGAGAGTAGGACCACAAAATAGAACGATTATAACTGTTGATAATTTTTATAAAAATCCAGATGAAGTAAGAGAACTTGCATTAAGATCTGAAAAGAAAGATGATAAGAATTTAATCAAGGGTCTTCCTGGACAGAGAGTATTCCAAGAAACATCAGAAGTAAAAGATAAACTCAAACCATTCTTTGATAAGTATTGCTTAGACAATTCTTTGTGGAGCAAGCATATTCACCAAAAAATGTATGAATTTCAATGGGATGCTGTTGGATTCATGTGCAATATTTTGAATTATCATAGTGTATTTCATGCACCTTGGTGTAGTATTCCCCATCAAGATGCTTATATGAATGACATTACCACAGACTTTAATCAGTTTGGAGTGGTGATCTATTTGAATACTCCAGAAGAATGCCAAGGTGGTACAAATTTATATTCGTATAAAGGGCAGATGTCTCTTCCATATAAGGTAATAGAATATATTGACAAACCCGAGGGATTTGATGATGAGGTTACAAGACCTGAACAGTGTTTTCCATACATTAGAAAGTGGTTGTATGGTGATAGGGAGTGGAGAGTTGAATATGAGGCTGAAATGGTGTATAATAGATGTATCTTTTATGAAGCTGATGTGATGCACTCGCAGAACATTGATCATGGGATGTTCACCGAACATGATCGAGTGAATCAGGTTTTCTTTTTATAACTATATACTTTGTTGACCAAATTAGTATGAGATCAAAAGCATTCTTCATTAATGGAGGAGCTGGTAGAGTTATCACCTCCATCCCTGCCTTTGAAAAATATGCAGAGACACATGATGATTTTATCATTGTGTGTGAAGGTGGGATGAATTTCTATAAGTCCCATCCAGTCCTTCACAAATACGCATACGACAACTGGCATAAAGATCTTTTTGAAGATAAGATCAAAGACAGAGATTGTGTTACACCTGAACCATATCGTCGTTGGCATTACTACAATCAAAAATGTAGTATTGCTCAAGCATTTGATATGGAAATTAATGGTACAGAAGAACCTAGGGATCTTCCTAAACCTACAATTAAACTAGCAAAGCATGAGGGTATTCAAGGTCTTCAGCTAGTCGATGAAGCAATTAAAGTTACTGGTAAAGAAAAAGTTGTTGTAATTCAACCTTTTGGTAGAGGTGTAATGGATGAGGGTGGATATATTTTTGACCCAACATCTAGAAGTTTCAGTCTTGGAGATATCAGTAAGATAGTTAATGATCTCAAGAAAGATTATTGTGTAATTATAATGTCTGAGTTCCCATTTCAGACAGAGGAGGGAGAATCTAAGTACCCATTTATTCTACCTCAAATTCCCGATGTCCGTATCTGGACATCTATTATTAATAGGGCAGATCATTTCTTAGGTTGCGATTCTGTTGGTCAACACATTGCAGCTGCAACTGATACTAGTGTAACAGCAGTGATTGGATCAACATATCCTATTAATATTAGCTATCCAAATGATAATCAATTTGATATAATTGATTTGGGAGAAGATAAAAGAACATTCTCTCCTATTAGATTGACAATGGAAGACTATGCGGATATGCAGAATGATGAGTGTATGGCAATGTCAGAAGATGATATTGCAAGTGTGTTAAAGTCTTGTAGAGATAGACTTGGAAAACCTGTAAAGAAAAAAGAGACAACAGAAACCCCTACAAAAGGATTTGGTAAATGACTCAGTGGATTGCTGGTATTACTCGCGGACACAACGCTGGAGTATGTCTTCTAAAGGATGGTGAGATTGTTTTTGCTGTTGAAGAAGAGAGATTATCTCGCCGTAAATATGATGGTGGACCTATTGCTTCACTATTGGAGATAAAAAAGTATACCGATAAGCTTGATTTTCTTGTTGTTGGTCATACTCAATTGATGGAAAGAGATTGTGGTCATCTTGAGTATAGTAATGAACCAATTTATGTTGGGATGGCAAGAAAACTGGGTTTGATTAAAGATGTCGAACCAGATCCAGAAAAGAGGCATCCTCAGGTTGTTGATGTTGGTAATGTTCATCATAAACTTCACGCTGCTGCTGCTTTTTATCGGTCTGGATTTGAAGAAGCAGCTGCCCTAGTAGTTGATGGAGCTGGAACCTTCATTCAGTTTGATGTAATGGGGCAGACTGAAACTGTATGGGAAACTGAAACTATTTTTGATTGTAAGTTCCCAAGTGAGATTAATACCTTATATAAACATCTTGGATCTCGTGGACCTTGTACCACAAACTATGTTGCTGAAATGGAAGCAGCAATGGCTTATCCTGGTGAGACTGGATCTTTCACATACACTCTTGATGAAACTGCAGGTATTGTAAAAGCATATGAAGCTGCGACACAGTATTGTGGTTGGCATGCTATTGAGGCTGGTAAAACTATGGGATTATTCCCATATGGAGAACCTAATGATGAGGTTCCTACTTTATTTAAGAAGAGTGGAACAGTAGATAGGAATGTTATTATTCCTACTTATCCTAATGCTGGGCATGTCAATGTTCAAGAATATCCTTTCTTAAATAATCATGATTCTGACGATCTAACTAAACTTAAGAATCGTAGAGACCTTGCATATGCAGTACAAACTGAAACTCAAGAAGCAGTTCTTAAATTAATCTATAAGGCTGTAGAGGTAAGTGGTAAAAAGAATGTTGTTCTTTCTGGTGGATATGGATTGAATTGTGTAGCAAATTATTGGTATCTTGATAAGTTGAAAGATGATGGTATCAATCTCTTTGTTGAACCTGTCAGTAATGATGGTGGAACTGCTATTGGGGCTGCATTGTTAGTGTATTATCAATCTTTAAAGGATGAAGAACCAGCAGTTCCTCCTAGAATTACTGATTTATATTATGGTCCAGACTATAACTATACTATTGAACAGATCATTGACATTGCTGATAAGTATAGTGGTACGGTAACTGACGCTGAGAATAAAGATGTTATTGATTTGATCTCTAATGAGAATATTGTTTCTCTTTTCCAAGGAAAATCAGAAGCAGGTCCTCGTGCATTGGGTAATAGATCTATCATGTATGATCCTCGTGATCCTGATGGAAAAGATTTTGTTAATTTAGTGAAGAATCGTGAGTACTTCCGTCCCTTTGCTGGATCTATTCTTGCTGAACATGCAGACGAATGGTTTGATTTGCGTGGGATGGAAGATACTCCTTTCATGATGTATGCCGTTAAGTGTCAACCTGGTATCGAAGAAAAAATTCCAGCTATTATTCATGTTGATGGAACATGTCGTATTCAAACTGTTACTGAAGAACAGAATAAGAACTACTATGACCTCATCAAAGCCTTCTATGATGCTACGGGTTGTCCGATTTTGTTTAATACCTCTTTTAATCTTGGTGGAGAACCTTTGGTGGAGACCCTGGACGACGCTTGTCGTACTCTTGCTAACTCTGACATCGAGTATCTTTATCTTCCTGAACATGGTAAGATGATCAAGGTATCTAATGACTAAAAAAGTTTTTGTAAATGGAACCTTCGATATCCTTCACTCTGGACATTTGCAACTCTTAGAGTATGCAAAATCTATGGGTGATGTGGTAGTTGTTGGTATTGATAGTGATGAGCGGGTAAGGGAAAAGAAAGGTCCTTCTCGCCCAATAAATAACGCCGAAGATAGAGCATACATGCTACAAAGTCTTAAGACTGTAGATCATGTAGTTCTATTTGGTTCTGATGAGGAACTAGAAAAGTGCATAGCTGTTACTGCACCTGATATAATGGTAGTGGGGTCTGACTGGGAAGGAAAGTCAGTCATTGGATCTATGTACGCTACTGAATTACATTTTTTCCCTAGGTTAGAAGATTATGCAACTAGCAAGACCATACAAAGTATTATTGATCGGGGATAGTTGTACTGATGAATGGGTCTATGGTCCATGCAATAGACTAAGCCCAGAGGCACCAGTTCCTATATTGATCCAAAGCGAAAAAGAACAGGCACCTGGCATGGCTGCTAATGTTCATGCCAATCTAGAGTCTCTTGGTATTAATGTAACCTTTCTTACTAATAAGGAACCTCTCACTAAGACGAGATACATTGATAGTAGATCTAACCAACAGATTGTCCGAGTAGATAATGAACCCGATGTAAGACCCTTACATCCATCTGAATTGCAGATGGCTTTATTGCATGAAACATATGATGCTATTGTTATTTCGGACTATGACAAAGGATATATTCCCGACGCAAAAACAATCAGTGACATTGCTGGTAGGTATCCTAATACTAAGATATTTGTGGATACGAAAAAAACTGTCTTACCTACTGAGTATAATAATGTCATCTACAAAATTAACAAGAAAGAGTTTGAAGGTTTAGATCCAGATCATATTCCTAACTCTGCTAATATGATTGTTACTATGGGATCTGATGGTGCTGCATGGAATAAAAAAAAGTTTCCATGTGTAGATCTTGTTCGGACATTTGATGTAACTGGAGCTGGAGATACTTTCCTCGCAGCTTTAGTCTTCTATTATATTCAACTTCCGTCAATGGATGAAGCAATTTGTTTTGCTAATAAGGCGGCTGCTATTGCAGTACAGAATCCTGGTACTTACACTCTAACAATGGATAATGTCGATAGAATCCTCAACATCTGATCTAGTTTTATTTCCTGGTCCTTTTCTTTATAAAAAGAAATTGCAGAGTCATGATGAGATCAAAGAAAAATTACTTCCTTGGATAACGCAACGACCAGTTGAATCATGTTACGATAATTTCAATGATAAGTCTGGTAAGTTTGGAGACTACCTTGAACTTCATGATTTATTTTCTGAAATTGTATTTGATCCAGTCGCATCTTGCATAGAGTCTCTACCTTTTAACATTCCTGATGTAGATGACATAAACTTACAACATATCTGGTATAATAACTATAAGGTAGGTGAATCGCATGGTCCTCATGTTCATGCTGACGCTACTTTCTCTGGAGTATATCTTCTTCATGTAGGAGAAGAGAACAACACAATATTTTTTGGTGCAGGAACATCTAACACGGCATATCAAAACTTTTCTTATGATACTAAACATATCAGTGAAGGTAGCGTACTAGTATTTCCTTCTGATTTGTATCATTGTACTGAACCTGCACAAGATAATAGGATTACTATTTCTTTTAATGTTACTTGCACTTTTTTTGAATGAGATATACTGTTGATATTGATGGTACTATTTGTTTTCCTGGACAAGGAGAACACAGATATACCCATGCAACACCCATGTGGGATCGCATACAAACAATAAATAAACTCTATGATGAAGGTCATATCATTACCTATCTTACTGCTAGAGGTATGGGTAGATATAATAATGATAGAGATCTATCTGAGAAAGAGTTTTATGAGTTTACTAAGAGTCAAATAGAGTCATGGGGATGTAAGTTTCATAATCTATACTTAGGAAAACCTTCAGCTGATTACTACATAGACGACAAAGGAATCAATGACAAAGACTTCTTCAGACATTAAAATCGTACCCAAAGGATGGGGTCATGAAAAGTGGATTGTAAATAATGAAATGTATTGTGGTAAACTCTTATTCATTGAAAAGAATAAGAGATGCTCTTGGCATTACCATGAAATAAAAGATGAGACCTTCTACTTACAGAGTGGACTCATCTCATTATATTATGGGTGGGATGACGATCTTAGTAAAGCAGAACTCACAGTCTTAGAGCCTGGAGATAAGTTCTATGTTCCTACTGGACTAAAGCATCAGATGATTGCGTTGGATGACTCTGAACTGTTTGAGTTTTCAACGCAACACTTTGACTCTGATTCAATTAGAATTCATCGTGGTGATTGACATAATCTGCGACGGTTTTAAACTTATAAGTTAACCAATTCATATCTGCTTGAGTATTATATTGATACTTACCAACGAGGTTTGGTGGGAAGGGAACTTCCTCTACCACAGCCTCGGTTTTTTGTGCGACTAAATCTGCCACCTCTTGAATAGTAATTGCGGCACCAGTTCCTAGATCGTATATGCCACTGCCTGCACTATTAGTGAGAACAACACTTACAATGTCACCCACCCAGATATAATCTCTATGTACCTTATTTGATCCTTCAAAGGGGTGAACTTTGCCTGTAGCAGATTGCCACTTGAACTTACTTACAAGACTTGCCTGCTCTCCTTTGTGAACCTCACCGCTACCGTATACATTAAAGAACTTAAACCCCTGGATATGGGAGAATCTGTGCATATTGTCTTGCACCCAGTAATCAACAGTTGCTTTAGATAGTGCGTAGTAATTTAGAGGATTGATGATGGGACCAGAATCACATTTTCCATAAGTAGATGCTGAGGATGCATACTTTACTGGAATTCCATGCTCAATGGCTTTCTCAAATAATTTTATACTATAATCAATATTATACTTATAAACTAGGTCAACATCCTTATCTGTTGTAAAGGAACGAGCACCCATATGAATAATCATATCTACTTCGTCCCAACGATTAAATTTGTTCAGAAGATCAAAGCAGTTATCAATATCAATTTCAAGTACATCATTCATGGTCTTAGCAAAATGACTACCGATGAAACCTTTTGCTCCAGTAACAATATTCATAGTAAGACTCTTTATAATATATATTCTACCATACCTAAATATAAAAAAGGTGCTCACCGATAGATTTTGAGGCATGACTCTTAAAAGATATACCCTGGCAGTTACCAGTGCAGAACATTGGAATGATATTCATGGTGCTCTCACCATTGACTCAAACCAAGATGGAATTCCAGACAGACAAATAACTTGTACCGACTCGCACTCAATCAGTGCGGTTCGTGGTACTTATGAGTTAACGGATGATGAGGCTCAAGAGATTGGTCGTCATCCTTATGTCAAGTGGATTGAACTTTCACTAAAAGATAATAGAGAAAGCTTTCCAGATCCATCTCTGGTGATGCCCAACAGATTTTCTGGTGATGTAAAAATTTACAGGGACTTAGATAGTAATGGCCCACCAGCCACAAATCCAACCTCTGCAGAATTAAATAGAACGAACTGGGCACTTCCTAGACTTTCTGGTATTACAACCAATGGAGAGTTTTGGGCTGGTGTAGTTGGTGATATTGCACCTAAGCAAGGTAACTTTGAGTTCTTATATGATGGTAGAAATGTAGATATTGTTGTTCAAGACTCTGGTACTCTGCAATCACACCCAGAATTCTTGAACGATGACGGAACAAGTAGGGTGCTTGATCTCGTTCTTGACTTCCCATATTATCTTGATCCTGGATATTTTGCTGTTAACGGGTTTACTTTTACATTAGAAGATGGATCTATTGGTATTGATACCAGCAGAGCAGAAGCATGGTGGGAAGATAACAACGCTAGATCTTCTGAGTTTGTTCTTCTTCCTGAAGTTTCTATTCCTTCTGGATACAATAGGAATGGTGCTATTGGTATTGGCACATCAGGTAGCAACGACTTAGGCGATGGTCACGGTACTGCAACTGCATCTCTTGCTGCTGGTAAAAACTTTGGTCTGGCATTTAAGTCAAACATCTGGGCAATGCCTTGTGTGTCTGATAATGTTGGTATGGACATTGAGACATCTTATGATCTCATTAAGTTCTTCCACTTATATAAACCAGTAAATACGCAAACTGGTGTAAGAAATCCTACGGTTGTTAATGGTTCTTGGGGTTATCAGGCTGCTGTCAACGCAACAGGAGTTGCAAGATATAAATTTACTGGTATTTCTAGCACCATTGATGTATCAACTCTCTCTGCTGGAGATCCATCTGGCGTTGAGGATATGATTATTGGTTTCAATAATCAAGTGCTTGGTGCTTATAAATCCTGGTCTTCTTCATCTAGATCTAACGCCACTAATACTGCTGGCGATGAGATGATGGAAGCCGGTGTCATTATGGTCGCTGCTGCTGGTAATAACAACCAGTATATTGGTCTTGGATTTACGGATCCTCATAGACTTAATGGAGTTGAGGATTTAAGATTCGGTGTTAATGATCCAAGGACTGAGTTTGGTGGACAGAGAACACCAACATCTCATAGAGATTGGATGAACCCTCAGGGTATTGGATTTAATGAGTTTACTGGATACCATCCTGTTATTAATGTGGGTGCTCTTGATGACTTTGTAGAATCTAATTTTAAAGAAAGAAAAGCACAATATTCTAACAGTGGTCCTGGTGTTGACATTTATGCACCTGCCGAGGATACTCTAGCTGCTGGTCTTCCTAGCGGAACTTATGCAGACTTCCAGAGATATGATAACCCTACTCATTTCGATGCCAACTTCAACGGTACATCTGCTGCTGCTCCTGTAGTTACTGGACTGATTGCTTTATACCTACAGAGAAACCCCGGTGCTACATCTGAAGATTTGAGGAAGTGGTTATTAAACGATTGTGGACAAGGTGTTGGTAAGGGTACTGCAGGTTATGGTGGTACTAGTAATCTCATTTCTTATGGTAGTACTAGTACCGGTACTGACTTACTATTCGATCAGTTCTCTACTGTTGACTATGGTGTCTCTGATTACCGATGGTGGACTGGACAGTTTAATCAAAGAACTGCCACTGGAGATGGTCTAGTCCAAATTGCTTACTTGGATGTCAGCGCAGGTATCTTAACAGAATTTGGTGGTATTACAGAACCCTCTGTTGAATCTCCAGTTAATAATGATATTGGTATTAGTACTGAAGGACTACAATTAAGATCTAGTCAATATGTTGCTATTGGAGACACTACCGTATCTGGTACTCTAAAAGCAATTGAGATGCAACTCTCAGTCGCATCTGACTTTAGTTCTATTGTTTGGGAATCTACTGGAGATAATGATACTAATGTAATTCAAACAGTTGATGTTCAGTTAGCAGGTTTCACTACACACTATGCCCGTGTCAGACATTTATCTAACGATGATGGCACCGCATTCACTTCTTATACATCTGATTATTCTGTAGGTATTGTTTCATTCTCTACCTTAGGTAATGCTCCTGGTGTTCAAGCACCTACTATTACATCACCTATTAGTGGAACTACTCTAAATCAGAGATTTGGTATTGCTCTTGTATCCAGTGCATTTGTTTCTATTGATAGTGAAGCAGTATCTGGTACTTTAAAAGCAGTTGAATTTGAAGTTGCTGAAGATATTGGATTTACTACTATAGTATTTACTAGTGTTGGTGATAATAATACTTCTCTATCTCAAATAATTCCTGATGGACTTAACTCTAGTCATACTTTCTATGTAAGATGTCGTCATCTATCTAATGCTGATGGCACATCTGGTGTTGCACATGCATCTCCTTTCTCAGCAGTCGTCACATTCACCACTCCTGGTGCCGCTCTTGCCGAGGTAGGTAGACTTGCTTCTATTAAAACAACACTGACGAATGGTGTTGTTGAGCCCGTTCAGTTGTATGAGTCAGATAACCTCCTTGAGGTTAGTATCAGTGTTGCAAACCAGAATGACTTCCGCTCTACATTCTCTATTGGTATCTCTAGTACACCAGGATTTAAGCAGAGTGACTTTATCACTTATGGTATTCCTCTAGAAAGAGGTGGTACGAGACTGATTGAGAAAGTTGGTATTAAACCTGGAGATAAAATTTTCGTATCTTCTTTCGACCCTAACATCTCTTTCCTTGCCTTTGCTACTAGAAAGTTTGATAAGTTAGGTCCTGACTCTGCTCTGGTTCATGGCAGAAGAAGATCTGGTACTCTTGGATTTAAACCTCCTTTCCAGATCAATACTAACCTTGAGTTTTTTACAGCACAAGAAGATAGTCTAGTCACAGTTCACGCTACAAACCAGAACTCTGATTCTACTGTTGGTATGTCAGTCGGTCTGTCATCTGGCGGTATCGCTGAGTTCCAAGAGTCTGACTACTTAGTATTTGGTCTAAGACTGGCTCCTCTACAAGATGTTCAGATTGATAACCTTGCTCTTGCTAAAGGTCAGAGTCTAATTGTTCGTGGTTCTAGACCCAACCTAACATTTGTTGCTCACTCTGTACCTCAGGATCCTGGTCCTTCTGGTATTGGTACAAATATTAATGTTAATACTACTGGTAATATCACTGCAAATTCGTTCTTTGGTGACGGTTCCGGCATCACTGGTGTAACTGGTGTTGGTGCAGGTGTTATTATTAAGGACAATGATAGTCCTGTTGGCACTGCTGCTACTATTAACTTCGCTCAAAACCTGACAGTATCTCCTATCTCTGCTGGTATTGTCACTATTACTGCTGCGGATACTGTAAGTATTGCACAAACTGCTAATAGTCTTGCTGCTGGTGTTTCTGTTCCGAAAGCAACTCAAGCAGACTTTGCAACTGTTGCCGGAATTGCTACTCAAGCAACTACAGCAACCTCGGCAACTACTGCTGACAGTGCATTAACTGCAGTAACAGCTTCTCAATTAGACTCTGCTGCTACAATCACATCTAGTAATGACATCACTGCACCGAGATTCATCGGTGACGGATCTCAGTTAACTAATATTGTTGCTTCTGGTTCTGGTGTCATCGTTCAAGATTCTGGATCCGCAGTTGGTACAGCAGGAACGGTTAACTTTAATGCTGGTCTTGATGTAAGTCCAGTCTCTGCTGGTATCGTTACAGTAACGATTAACGAGGCACCTCGTGCTACACTTGCAGGCATTGCGTCTGAAGCAATCATTGCTGGCATTGCTACCTACGCTACGCTCGCTGGACTCGCCTCTCAGGCAAACAATGCACTCTTTGCTAATAGTTCTAGTTTCTCCACCTTAACGGGTGCTGCAGACACCGCTAAGAACCTTTACACGGAGTTTGAGGGTACATTCAAGCCTCTACCTACTACTATTGGTACAAAGACAGCAGATCACAGATACTTTGGTATTGGATCCGATCGTTCTATCAATGTTCAGGGTTATGAATCACCTTATCTGAGATTTGAAGTAGGTCAAACCTATCGTTTTACCAATGCAGCACAGCAGGCAAACTATCCGATCAGGTTCTACTATGCTCCAGATGGTTCTGCAGTAGGATTTGGTACAACAACTCCGAACCAGTTCTCTGATAATGTAACTGAGACTGGAACTTATACTGAAATTCTCATTGACGAGAACACTCCACAGCAACTTTACTATGGTGCTGGTGTTGGAACACAATTTGGAAACATGGGTAACTCCATCCAAGTGTTCAATAATGATTTCCATAAGGTCAGCAGAGTTGGGGAGTTTAAGAACCTTGTAGGTCTCAAGACTGCTACTTACACCCAGTTCTATGAGGGTCGTGCTACCTCCTGGTACATGAACAGCAATCTGGGCGTTGGTAATAGTGATTATGTCCCTGGAGATCGTTCACACAATGTAAGTTCTATTTTACAAACTGCAACAGGAACATACACTGTGAACTTTGCTGATGCAATGAATGATACTGACTATGCTGTCATTGGTATCGCAAGTGGTACAAATGCTTTCCCAGGTGGTATCGTTAATTTACGAATTTCTGACAGAACAGTTAACGGATATACCGTTAGGGTGTATAATGGAATCCCTGCCCTTGAAGACTTGGGCGAACTCAGTATCATGACGCTTGGTGGACAGGATGGAGAACGGACCTACATCTAAGACTATTCATTACGACAAGGTGGTCAGTCAGCTGCCCACCTTCGTCATTGAAGATGGTCCTGAAGAATTTAATAAATTCAAAGATATAATTTTAGAAAAAAGAGAGAAAGATCCAGAGTATCTGGATACTAACGAGACAGCAGGCCATTCTGTTAAAGCCTGGTTGACCAAATGGGACACATGCGAAACTGACGAAAGATTTCTCCCTGTTGGCGATTATGCTTTGCATGTGCTAAAATACATCATGAAGCATGTCTTTGACACTCATGCAGATTATAAAGTGGTGTCCTTATGGGCAGTTGTCATGGAAAAGGGTGACCAAGCTCTTCCCCATGATCACCTTTCTGCAGCATGGTCATGCGTCTACTACATAGATGTTGAAGAAGATGTTGCTCCTATCTTTTTAGAAGACAAGGAAGTGCATGTTAAAAATGGTATGATGGTCTTATTCCCTGGACTACTTACACATCTTGTTCCACCAACTAAGGGGAGAAGAATAGCAATCGCCATGAATATCGATAAAGTATGTCTGCCATAACACTGTCAAAAGTTCAGGTTGAAATGCCAATTTTTGAGTCTAAATGGACTGAAAGGTTGGATGAGTTCAAGCAAATTATTCTTGATCATAAAAAAGAAAATCCAGACACATGTAAGGACAGCAATGTCAATGCTAACTGGAGATCTGCTTGGAATCTTCATGAGGTTGATTCTAGATTTTCTCCAATTGTAAATTACTTTGAAGGGGTTGCAAACTCTATTGGCAAACAATATTTTTCTACTAACGGCATATATGAGGTAATTAATCTATGGGCTATGGATTATGGTCCAAATGAAGGGACAAAATTTCATAGTCACTTTCCCTCAGCGTTGTCTTTGGTTTTTTATATTGATGTGGAGGAAAACTCTGCACCTATTTGTTTTGGAAACACATGTAGATCTGTAGAAAATGGACTAGTTTTAGCGTTTGACGCTAGTTTACCCCATTGGGTTCCTGATGATCATGAGGGAAGAAGAATAGTTATTTCTGCAAATATTGATCATGTTTCCCCACAGCTTCGGGGATATAGTAGGGCAATTTAATTTTTTTATAAATCTATTTGTAGGTAGAAATCGATTATGTTTACAATCTACTCAATGCCTGGTTGCGGACACTGCCGTCAGGTAAAACAGCTCATGGAAATCACAGAGCAAAAGCATGTGGTTTACACTCTGAATCAAGATTTTACTATTGAAGAATTTGAAAACGAATTCAAGACCCAGTACTTTCCTCAGGTAGTCCACAATGATACAGTTGTTGGAGGAGCTGCCGACACAGTGAGGTATTTTAAAGAGCAGAATCTTGTCTGAACCAGAACTAAATAATGATATCAACCCAAATCGTGGGATTGAATTTATTCTCAGCGGAGGAAAAGAGAAAGAAAAACCGAAAACTTTCCAAGTAATTTTTGGAAATATGATCCGGTTTTTTAAGAGAGAATTCCATTTTTATCTAGAAATTAATCTGGATATCAAAAAAGATATTCCAAAAGGAGAATAGGAAAATGCTAGCAGTCAGTTTAGTCGTAGGATCATTCTTAGTCCTAGGTGCTTTAATCGTTGGTTGTATGTTAGGATGGGTACTTAGAGAGTATATGATGTATAATCATGATCGTCCAGAGCAACAGCAAGTCCTTCATCCAGAAATGTACGATGAATATGGCAATGTCCTCCCCGATTCACTAATCGCTTTTCGCTTCAACGAGAACGAAGAAGACGAAGACTAATTATTAATTTAAAATTATGGCCACAAAATTACCTCCACATCCGCTCCAATCTGAAATTTTGCAAGCGGTATCTAGTGCTAAAACAAAATCAGCAAAAATTAATTTGCTTAAGGAGCATAGATCTCCAGCACTAGTATCCCTTTTTGTGTGGAATTTCGATGAGAGTATTGAAAGTGCTATTCCTGACGGTGAAGTCCCATACAAACCAAATGAATCTCCTACTGTAGATAGTCAAAGTAAGTTAGCTAGTTCGTATAGAACCCTCTATAACTATGTAAAGGGTGGTAACGATAGTCTTAAGCGTACTCGTAGAGAGTCTCTATTCATTGAGTTGTTAGAGTCTCTGCACCCTGATGAGGCAGAAATTGTCTGTCTGGTTAAGGATAAGAATCTGAGTAAAAAATACCGCATTACTCATAATGTAGTAAAAGAGGCTTATCCAGATGTTGAGTGGGGTGGACGGCGTTGAGTAAATTGAGCAATGACAGAGTAAGTATCCTACATGAGGATTGTGATCCTGAATTGGCAAATGATAAAAGTTTGCCAAATTCTGCTTTTTTAGTGGAATACTATGATTCAGAGGGAAATAAAAAATATGATATTTCCTCAGCTTATAAGCAAGTAGATCTTTTTGATTTTTATTACGATAAGTATAAAAAAGGATTTAAGGGGTGGATTCAAACTGAGGGTAGAATCAATCCAAAAATGTATGGGTACAAAAGTAAGGTTAAAGAATCCAAAAAGTAATTCAACTTTTAATTTCAAGAATCCGGGGAAAAAATCTCCGGGTTTTTTTTGCTCTATAGGGTTGACTAAATACAGTATGAGGTCTATAATAGACCTGTCGTTCATCCCACTCTGTGGGACGCAAGTAAGTCGCGGAACGGAGCCGTTCATCCCATGCTAGAACTGTTATTCTATACAACACTCAGTTGCACTCAAACTGATGCTATTATGTTGAAGATTGAGAACAATACTAACCTTAGTAATTCACTTAAGGTTGAGTTAGTTGAGACCCTTAAGGACTCAGCACCAGAATGTCAGTGGTATTGGGACGCAAACGACTGAAGGAACGGGGATTAAACCACCCTAACTTCAGGAGTAACAACATGAACACACTTAATCTCATTCGCAAGCAGATTCAAAAAGCATCTGCTTTGCATGACGCACAGATTACCCACACTTCATATCGTGGTGTTGAGTATTCTACCCGTTGTGTAGAAAGTAAAGAGTCTCACGGGACTTTCTGCTATCGCGGTAGAACTTATAGCAAGTGATCACGCTTACATAGATAAAGGGGTTCCTTGACGGGGACCCCTTTTTTGTGTATAATAGACAAAACCTTATTATTCTGATGGATAGACAAGTTTTAAAGGGTCTAGTCTTAACCATGAAAGCCCTCGTTCAGGAATTGGAATCTGAAGTATTTTCCAATAAAGAAGCATATCAACAAGATACGCGAGAAAATCTTGATGATCCAGTAGAGTACTTTGCTGATGGAGACGATGACGGATATCCCGACTGATTGGCGGTATACGCCAGATAAGATGCAAGTGAGGGCTAGTGCTCTCAACACTCTACTTGAAAGATTTGGAAGGGAGTTAGATCCCAGTGGTCAACCTAAATATAGTAACAGGTCCATTTATGAGTGTGCCCATGATTGGGTGTCACAAGGTAATATGATCACCCACGGAATTATCAAGTATTACGAGGTCTATTATGCGGATGAAGGATACAATTCGGTTAACCAAGGAAGCTCTTAAGAATCCTTGGTTATATACTGAAGAGGAACTTTTGTATATGAAGAAAGCAAAGAAAGTTGCTAAAAAAGGTTTAAAATTAAAACAACTGAAAGGAAATCATGGAAAAAGTGAGACTAGTTCAATCGACTCCGAATCCAGAGGAGACGATGGCGTACATAGCAAGGGTTTCAAATCCTAATAATCAGGATAATCCTAGCTTTGAAGGTCTCTTGAAGTATTGCATTAATCATGGACATTGGTCTGTGTTTGAGCAAGCATACATGACTTTAGAAATTGAAACTTCTAGGGCAATCGCAGCTCAAGTGCTTCGTCATAGGAGTTTCACATTCCAAGAGTTTTCTCAACGGTATGCTGACAGTTCTATGTTATCTAGTAGTATTCCTATTCCCGAATTGCGTGGTCAAGATTATAAGAATCGTCAAAATAGTCTTGATAATGTTGATGCATTCAAAAAGCAAACTTTTGAGATTGCTATACAGAAATACTTTACTGAAGGTATGGATCTATATCAGACCATGCTAGACGCTGGAATCGCCAAGGAGTGCGCTAGAATGGTGCTTCCCTTAGCAACTCCCACAAAAATCTACATGACAGGCTCATGTCGCTCATGGGTCCATTATATCGATCTTAGAAGTGCTCATGGCACTCAGAAAGAGCACATGGATATCGCAGTTCAGGCTAAGAGCATTTTCTGCGAACAGTACCCTACAGTAGGTAAGGCACTTAATTGGTCATGAGCTCAATTAAAGCGACTAGGTTTGTATGCGAACCTCCTTTCACACCATTTGCTCCTGTTTGGGACTATACGATTGCTCAAACAACATCAGATATTGATTTAGAATCTCTTGCTGAGTATATCTTAGTAAAAGAAAAGGAGATTATATCTGAGTATAAAGAGGATCTTAGTGATGGAATGACTAGTCTAGGGGATGATAGTCTTACAGCTAGATTTAAATACTTCAATGTATTAAAATGGGATCATCCTGAGTGTAAAAAGTTGTTGGATGAAATTGCAGAATTTCATGAGATCTATCATACTAATGTTGCTCCTGAATATACACCGCCGAAAATGAAAGTTAGGTGTTGGGCAAATGTTCTCAGGAAGGGAGAAAAGATTGCTAATCATAATCACTCTATACATCCTCATACATATCTCAGTGGTCACTTTTGTGTGAAAGCTGAAGATACCGCTACAATTTATTATCCACCTTATATTAATAGTGCCGATGAAGAAATTGTGATGCAAAATATCCCAGGTGAGATAACTTTATTCCCAACATGGTTAGTTCATGGTACAAGTAAACATGAACATGATGAACCGAGGATTACAATTGCCTTTGATATCGTTTATAATACGGAGGATATAATTCGGCATGTTGATGCAGACAATCTTATCGATCTCTAAATAAAACTACAACATTATTCTTATGGCAACTTATCCCGTAGTAAACAAAGAAACTGGTGAACAAAAAGAAGTAGTTATGAGTGTTCATGACTGGGTTTCTTGGACAGAATCTAACCCAGATTGGATTCGTGATTATTCTGACCCATCAACCATGCCTGGTGTAGGTGAAGTTGGTGAATGGAAAGATAAACTTCTTAAATCTAAACCCGGTTGGAATGAAGTATTAGCTAACGCACAAAAAACTGGTAAAAACTGCCAAAAACTTACTTTAGACTAAATTATGCCTAGGAAGAGAAAGTCCGATCCAAGTGCTGGCGCTGGAATGACCAGCAAGCAGATGAGAAGGAAGAAACCTATTAATACGGACTTCCTGGTTGATATTCATCCGTTAACAGATAATCAAGAAACCCTATTCAAGGACTATTCTCAGGGAAAAAATATCTTTGCTTATGGAGCAGCTGGTACGGGCAAAACCTTTATCGTGCTGTATAATGCTATTAAAGATGTTCTTGACGAATATTCTCCTTATCAAAAAATCTATATTGTCCGTTCTTTAGTATCTACTAGGGAGATTGGTTTTCTTCCTGGAGATCATGAGGATAAGTCAGCTCTTTACCAAATTCCCTATAAGAATATGGTAAAATATATGTTTGAGATGCCTACTGACTCTGACTTTGAGATGCTGTATGGTAATCTGAAGCAGCAAGAGACTATTTCTTTCTGGTCTACATCATTCATTCGTGGAACTACTCTCGATGACGCAATTGTCATTGTAGATGAATGTCAAAACTTGAATTTTCATGAACTTGATAGTATAATTACTAGAGTTGGTGAGAATTCTAAAATTCATTTCTGTGGTGATGCTACCCAGACTGATTTGACTAAGACTTACGAAAAAAATGGCATCCTAGACTTTATGAAGATTCTAGAGCAAATGCCATCATTCGCATCAATTGAATTTGGTGTTGATGATATTGTTCGTTCTGGTCTCTGTAAAGAATATCTTTCTACTAAATTGGCACTCGGTATGTAATGTTTAATCATCTTGAAATTGAACTTCCTCGGTTAGAGAGGAACACCATTGATGGTGTACGATATTATGAAACACCTGACACAAAGATGGTATCCATTACCTCTATTATCAGTTTTTATAATAGAGAAATTTTCATCAAATGGAGGAAAAGAGTTGGAGAAGAAGCAGCAAATCTAAAGACTAGACTCTCTACGAGTCGTGGTACAGATATGCACACTCTCACAGAGCATTATCTAAAGAATGATACTCTCCCTAAGGTAAAACCTCTTCCTGAATTTTTGTTTAAAATTGCCAAACCTGATCTAAATCGGATTAGTAATATTCATACTCTAGAAGGATCTTTGTACAGTGAGCAATTAGGAGTTGCTGGAACTGTAGATTGTATCGCTGAGTATGATGGAGAATTAGCAGTTATTGATTTCAAAACATCGGCAAAACCTAAACCATACAAGTGGATTGAAGGTTATCTTGTCCAATGTGCTGCTTATGCTTGTATGTACTATGAACTGACTGGCACACCTGTCAAAAAGTTTGTCATTATCATGGCCTGTGAAGATGGGTCTTGCAAAGTATACCAAGAGTATGATAAACTTAAGTACATGAAGTTACTTACCAAATACATCAGAAACTTCGCGGAGTATCACTTAAATGGAAAATGAATTAACAAAGGCACTGGGCAAAAAGTTCATGAATGCCACAAAATTCTCTCTAGAGATTGAGACTCTTGTATTGAAAGAAAAAATGAATTACATTGAAGCTATTGTGCTTTTTTGTGAAGAAAATAGTATAGAAGTAGATTCTATCAGTAAATTAATCTCAAAACCATTAAAAGAGAAACTGAAGCGTGATGCTCAGGATCTCAACTTTATGAAAAAGACCACCAGAGCAAGATTACCGCTCTAAATAATCCAAGAACGAGAGTAAAAATGTCAGATTTCTTTGATTCTGAATTTGTTCAAGAAGCAATTCATGAAATTAACGAACTTCAGGAAGAAATCTATACTGAAGTGTTTTCGTTTGAAAAATTAGATCGTGAAGAAAAAATTGAGCACATTGATAAGCTAGATCTTTTGCTTGAAAAGCAGAGGAATCTTTATACAAGAATGGCACTTTCCGATGATCCTCGCGCACAAGAAATGCGCGAAAGCGTTCGTAAATCAGCAATTTTGATGGGTTTCCCTCAAGATGTTGACTGTGGGGTTCTTTTTGCTAATATGCAGAAGACCCTCACAAAAGTCAGAGCACAAATCTCTTGACAATGGGAGCACTGTCGCCCTATAATAGACCAGTATACAAGCCAAATCCAATTACAGGCCAAATCTAATGTCATTTGCATCACTTAAAAAGCAGTCATCCCTTGGTGCCTTAACAGCGAAATTAGTTAAGGAAGTAGAGAAAACCAATAAGGGTGGTAACTCAGCTGACGAGCGTCTCTGGAAACCAGAAGTCGATAAAGCTGGTAACGGATATGCTGTTGTCCGTTTCCTCCCCGCTCCTGATGGAGAAGATCTCCCATGGGCAAAAATGTATTCACATGCATTTAAAGGTCCTGGTGGTTGGTATATTGAAAACTCTTTGACTACTAATGGTAGTAAAGATCCTGTTTCTGAACTTAATACCAGTCTTTGGAATAGTGGCGTAGAATCTGATAAAGCAATTGCCCGTGATCAAAAGCGTAAATTGTCATACTACTCAAACATCTATGTGGTAAAGGATCCTGCTAATCCTGATAACGAGGGTCGTGTATTCTTGTATAAGTTTGGTAAGAAAATCTTTGATAAGGTTATGTCTTCCATGCAACCAGAGTTTGAAGATGAAGAGCCAATCAATCCTTTTGATTTCTGGCAGGGTGCTGACTTTAAGATCAAGATCAAGAAAGTTGCAGGATACTGGAACTATGATTCTTCTGAGTTTGCTCGTCAAGCACCACTTCTGGATGACGATGATGCTATGGAAGCAATCTGGAAGAAGGAATATTCTCTTGCAGAATTAGTTGACCCTTCTCAGTTTAAATCTTATGATGAACTGAAGACTCGTCTGAACTATGTTCTAGGAGCTTCTACTCCTAAGGCTCCTGATCCTGAAGTTATTGATGAAGAGACTAACTTCAACTCTCCTGACATTATGGCATCTTCTACAAAGCAAATGTCTCCTCAAGAGAGTGAAGATGATGCTCTGTCTTACTTCCAGCGTCTTGCAGAAGAATAATATAAATATATGGGAGGGCAACCTCCCTTTCGTAGTTTTTACATTTCAACAATGGCTTTCTCTGGCACTAGATATGTTGTCACATACGATGATGGTGACAATACTAATACTCAAAGACTTGAAGTAGTTGCTGAAACTGCAGATATGGCAGAAGCAAGAGTAAAGCATCTCTTCCCTTCTGCTCAAAATGTTGTAGTCGCTGCTGCTTGATAAATGTCACGCACCCAAGTAATTGTTTACAATGGTGATGACGGATTCTGTAATGTCGTCATTCCATCAGATCAATGCGTTCTTTCCGATGTAGATATCATCTCTAAAGATGTTCCTACAGCAGAGTATGCATTAATTTCTCATACAGAGTTGCCCACTACATTATTCAGGAACGCATGGAAATACAACCACTCAAGTTCAACTGTGGATGTGGAGATTGCAAGTGCAAAGGTAATAACGACACAGATTCTGGAAAGTCGTTATCTAGCAAACGAGAAGGAAAACGAGGAGATAACGAGAGTAGCCAACATGAGAGGCGAGTCTCCTAGTCTTATCGATAATCCTTCAGTTCCTTATTCTACAATCACATCTGAAACAAGTGTTAGTGGATTATTAGGTCTTCTCTAGAAATTGTCAAAAGCGACTTTAAGTCCAGTTTGACGATCATACTGAGAAGATTCTTGATACTGTAAGAAATCTCTAGCCTCATTAACGAACGATGTCAAGTACGCTTTTTTAAGTACTTTGATCGTTCGTTTTTCATTGTTTTTTCTTACTTCAACTAACCAGTTAGATACTGCTACAGTTGGGTTAATTTCTTGCCCAGGAGAGTCTGGATTTGGGATTCTAAAAGTAGAATCAACGACTTTACCACCAGGTAATAAGAGCCTATCTTTACTATCTCTAATCTCTTTTGTTTCGTAGTGACGAACTGAGTTTAGATTCTCTTGATACTTATCAAGCATAACCTCATATAACAATCTACTAGACAGAGGCCATTCATCTTTAACATTAATGATGTTTGCAGTAATTAATATTACCCAATCAAAATTTGGATCACCGTACAACTCTTCAGCAATACTATCAGGTCTTTGATCATCTCTTATATTATATTTTTGAAAATTAGTTGCTAATGGAGATACCGCATCTCTTAGTTTTAATCTAAGAAAAAGATTTTTTGCTTCTACATATTGCTTCTTTTTTCCACCAACCTGGATTGGATTGATATACTGGAAGTTGGGTAGAAGACTGAAGTATGAGTTACTAGCCATTAGAATCCTGCTTCGAGAGCGTCGGTGTAATCTTCAGAATATATTGGTTCGAGTTCAGTGAATGATAAATTCAACCTATAATGAACGGGAGTTCCATCATGATAAGTCGCATATATTCCTGATCCAGTATAATCTACTCCAACACTTGTTAGAGCACATATCTTAAATTTATTTAGAAATCTTTGGCCATCAGTTCCTCGTTTATAAGTAAGTCTAAAAACATCTGGCGCTTCCAAGAATCCATTCTGTCCTACGGTTCTCTTCGGGGCCGCTGCTCTTTTAAGAGACTTTATGATTTGCAGAACAGCAGCAGATTCGTCATGATTTCTAGGAGTAAAGTCCCAATTAAATCCAAATGGTCTGATACTTACACTATTAAATAAGAGTTCGACATTTTGATTAACAATCTGACCTTCAGCTCTTCCGAAGACATCGTTTGTGCTAATAGAACTTCCTGCTACTGCATTAACTAAACTTGCTTGGATTCTAGCTCTTAAAAACTCTCTAGCACCAGAATTAACAAGTCCCCGCCCTTGGCGTGTCATAAACTTTCCTATCTCTTCAGTAGCAGCAGCTTTATTGTCTTTTACATCACTACCAGTAACACCATCTAAAGCTATACCTGCTACTTTAAGTCCGGCACCAGCAAGTGCAGACATATTAGATTCACCCCATCCAGTTCTATTGACAGATGCAATAGAATTAGGCATAGGCAAAATTATACTTTGTGTTGCTTTAGTACCTTTTGTACTCAAATTGCCACTGCCCTGCTTCTCTAAATCTGGAAGACCACCAGCAACATATTTCAATATTTCAACATACATATAATCTGTTGTAGCATCGATAATATCGAGAGGATATCTTAGTAACTTGGGAGTAGCCATCCTTCTTTTATTTCCTATTTATGAGGACATTTTGAATTTTGCATATGATAAAGACCTGGCATCTTCAAGTTCATTAGCCTCAATAACATATAACTGACTTTGACACTCTTGCCAAGTATAGTTTCTTGTTAGATTCCAATGAAAGTTAAATCCAGTGAATCCCCATTTGTCTATGCTAGTACAAGCAATTAGTGGAAACTCATCGTATCTTATATTTGGTGTTTTTGCTTTGTATATAAAAGTATAGAACTTTCCTCCTTCTGGAATAATTTCTAGATTATCTAGAACTTCCATCAATTGTTCAAAAATACTATCAGGGCTTTCAACACCAGTGAAGCTATCTACAATTGGTTGTAACCTACTCATACACCTAGATTGTCTTCCGTTAAAATTTTAAATTGAAATAATCTATCTTTACAATATTCACTAGCAGCTTTCCACTTCGCTTGGTTCTTAGCATACTCAGCAACTTCACGGATATAAGTCTTAGTTCGTTGCTTTTGTACCTTTGGTTCAATACACTGCTTCTTTGGTTTTACTTCTATAATATATCTTTGAATACTTCCGTTGTCCTCACGAACTTTAATATAGAAGTCAGGAAAGTATCTGTGGATTCTACCATCTAATGGGGATCTGTATGGTATAATGATTTCTTCACTACCCCACTCAAGGATGTTTTCATTTCTATCACAGTAAACCATGAACTTTCGTTCCCATAAACTGCGATAAATAATACTGCGATGGTCTCCTCGATATTTTTCAATATTGCTAGGTTGAAATCTACCTTTATATGCCATTATAAAAAATTTAACCTAAGGTATTTAGCGTGCCACGAAGAAATTACCCCAGGAAGAGAGCTACTGAAGATATTAGATCGTTGTTCACAAATGTTGCGACAACTAATCATTTTGAGTTTCAACTCCTGGCTTTTCCTGGTTCTTTAATAGATTTTGTTCAAAAAAGAGAACCATTATTATCAACATATTTTCTAACTAGAGAACTGAATCTTTTGTGTAAGGGTGCAGAACTTCCTGGTGCTACTTTTGCTACTGCACAAATAAAGGGCAACTACATGGGCGTTGTCCAGAAGTATGCTCATACAAGAATTTTTACTGATACTACATTCACATTTATTGTGGATAAAGGATATAAAGTAATGAAATTTTTCCAATTATGGCAAGAATTTATTGCAAGTGGTGGCGAAGTGAGTCAAGATAAAAAGGCATTTTATAATAGGATGCTATACCCAGACACATATAAGTGTAGTCAAATGGGTCTGACTAAATTTGATAAAGATCATTTTCAAAAACTTGAGTATACCTTTATTAATGCATTTCCTGTTAATATCGTTCCTAGTGCAGTAGATTATGCTAATAATCGAGTATTAGAAATTTCTGTTACATTCGCATATGATCGTTATGTTCTTGGCAGTATTAGAAGTTTAGAGAGGACTACCAAGAGTGACCAACCTGCATCTGGAAACAGAGAGTATAGTTCAAGGCCACGAGGGGATGGACAAACAATTGAAAAAACAGGGCCCATCCCACCTGCGACTAACAACCCACCTCCACGCCAAGAACAGTGGACTTTTCCACAATTTGAAAATGGTGGAAATGGCACCAACAGCAATTTTGGGAACACCTATGGACCAGGCAGTGACTTTGTACCTCGTGATTCTGCCACAGGTGTACCCATCTAAATAAATTTACTGATAAAACATTATGTCTTTACCAAAAATTGCAACTCCGACATTTGAGTTGGTTATTCCGTCCACAAAGAAAAAAATCAAGTATCGTCCATTTCTAGTTAAAGAAGAAAAAGTTCTTGTTCTAGCTATGGAGAGTGAAGAAATTGAACAGATTGCAAGAGCAATTAAAGATGTTCTTAGTGCATGTATTATCACCCGTGGAGTAAAGGTAGAGGAACTTGCTACATTTGATATTGAATATCTTTTCCTCAATGTTCGGGGTAAGTCTGTAGGAGAATCTATTGATGTTCTTGTGACATGTCAAGACGATGGTAAAACTAAAGTACCTCTGACAGTCTTTATCGATGAAATTAAAGTTATTGATGATCCAGATCACAAGCGTGATGTTAAACTTGATGATGTATTGACTCTTAGGTTGAAGTATCCATCACTTAGTGAGTTTATCTCTCAAAACTTTGGTGATGGAGTTGATCTTCAAAAATCATTTGATGTTATTGCATCATGTATTGAGATGATTTACTCTGATGAAGAAACTTGGGAATCTAAAGACTCTTCTAAGAAAGAGTGGCTTGAGTTTGTTGATCAGTTAAGTTCTTCTCAATTCAAAGAGATTGAAACTTTCTTTAATACAATGCCAAAACTTTCTCATACGGTTAAGTTTGAAAATCCTGAAACTGGTGTAGAGAATGAGATTGTACTTGAGGGATTAGCCTCTTTTTTCAGCTAGCGATGTTGCATGAGGATATCGTTGCTTATTACAAGATAAACTTTGCCCTCATGCAGCATCATAAATACTCCTTGAGTGATATTGAAAATATGATCCCTTGGGAAAGGGACATTTACCTTAGTTTGTTAGAATCATTTATTGAGGAACAAAATTTAAAGGCACAGCAATCTAATGGTTATTGATCCCACTAAATTACTTCCACCAGGAAAAGAAGGAACTCCAGAAGGTAGGGTAGATAATCCTGGAGTTCCTGAAGGGAATCTGACTGTCAAGCAATATAATTCATTAAATAAAAATATTTTCGCAATCCAAAGAAATTTGGGTGCAATTGCAGATTTAATTGGTGGTAGAAACGCTCAAGATGCTCAGGAAGATAAGAGAGAGATAAAGCAAAAGAGAGAATCTGCAGATAGTCTTAAAAAAGGTACAAAAGAAAATTTTATTGAGTCTTCTATTAAGGCTGGTTTAGTTAAACCAATTCAGGCTTTAAAGAAAAAAGCAATGGGTCCTTTTGGTGGATTTATGAAAGCCCTTGAGACATTGTTTTTAGGGTGGTTAGGAATAAAAGGATTAGATGCTTTAGAAGCATGGTCAGAAGGTGATAATGATGCTTTTGAAAAGATAAAGAATGATATTATCAAAGGATTAGCAATTGCTGGTGGTATTGCACTTGCTTTGAATGGTGGTATTGGTGCAATCACTGGGGTAATTAGTGGTGTTCTTACATCAATGCTGTTAAATATTCCAAAGATTTTGGGATTATTGTCAAACCCATATCTACTGCTAGGTGCCGTGGCGGCAGGACTTGGGATGAAACTTTACGATATTCTTGATAGATCTGGTCCAGATGGTACTGGTCGTGGTAGTTATGAGGAGTA